CTAGTCTACTAGCCGGCTTGTTAATAACTTGTCGGTGGGTATGTATTCTCATATCCCCGATATAAACTATCAGGATAATATATGAGAGCACTAATAACCACCCGCGATCGTGATATTCCACAAGAGATTGAATACTCGACTGGAACTTACGAGAAGAGACGAGATGATTCTCTAATAGAGAGCCATTCCCATGAATTCGTATCGGTTTTCAAGAGTGTAGAGATATTGGATAATATAACTCCAAATTATCTCGCACGCTTGAAGAACGGAGAGATCATGATAAATGATTTCCGAAAGGAAGCCATTACTATCATTGATAATCCCTGTTCCTTCACCACTACGGAAGCATGGACCCATAAGTATGCACAGTACACAGACAAATTCGAATGGAAGAATTATTCTTCCATTTCATTCTTGAATCAGGGAAATTTCCCTCTCAAGACGGCAGTCGATCCTCACCCCTTCGCGGGGCGACAGTTCAACTGGTCTATGTCACCACTAGCTAACTACAATGTTGATACATTAGTAGGTCAAGCAGTGGCATCTGCGCATGCCGACCTTAATTCGACTGATTTTCAGGCGCTGGTTTCAGCGGCTGAAGCTCGGAAGACTGTAGCAACACTGAAAAGTGTACTACAGAAACTACTTCGGTTAATTCCTAAGGTAGTTAATTATCGTCGGACTCTTCGCTCCCTCTCTAAGAGGGGGATCCGGAAGCTAAGCAAAGATGCATCTAAGCAGTGGCTCGAAATCCGCTATGGACTTCGACCTATCGCCTATGATGCCCAAAATCTCTATAATGCTATTCAGGCTATTATAGAGGGGCACAATCGTGTAAGGTTCTACTCCGGAAAGGAGCTGGACCCTATGTACGATTCCAACGATGCGCAGGCAACCGATTATGGTTTCCAGCGCTACGAGCAAAACTCAGTATCCTCTCGAACCGTTTCTGCTCGCGCCGGCATATTTGCCGACGTGGGTGTTGACGGTATTAAGAGGGTTACTCGTCCGCTCGGGTTGTCCCAGTTAACACAATCTGCATGGGAGTTAACTCCCTTCAGTTTTATTGTTGACTGGTTCTTCAACGTTGGTGATGTCATCTCCGCTTGGTCCCCATCATCGAACACTAAGATCCTAGGATCTTTCGTTACGGTCAAAGATACTTATCGATTTGAAAGATCGATGAATAGCTTTTATGACACGAACGATACGTACTCTTTCCTTGATATCAATTCTGAAATCGAAGGTGTAAAGTACGAGTATGTTCATGAGGTTATCACACGGTGGTCAAATCCATCAGTACCAGCGGTTCCTAGTTTAGACATAAGTCTAAACGCCGCTAAGGTCACTGACCTCCTCGCCCTCGTTCGCGCTTTATGGCGTACGAGGAGATAAACTAACAAGAAAGGTATAATACCATGCAAGCAAACGAAATCACACTTAGTGTTGATGTCGCTAACAACAGTACACTTGTAGACAAAGTCTATAAGCGTACACGGTACGCTAACACTCAGTCCCTATATCAGGGACCGGGTCATACCACCACGTCGCGGAATCAGATACAGTTTTATGTAACTGATCCAAAACGCAGTGGTGAGTCCCGCGGAATCTCGAAGTGTTCTATCAAGGTAACGCAAGATGCGTCCGTTGATAATGCTTCGGGATCCGGATCGATCGTTCTTCCGAAGATCGGGAGTGTAAGCTTTGCCCTTCCCGTGGGCATAACCGTAGCCGAGACTCTGGAGCTCCGCCAAACCCTCATCGCCATCCTTGATGACGATGTGATCATGGCCGGATTGATGGATGAAAGCCAAGTTTAGGATTGACCTATTCTTGCGCTTACTATCCACCATCCTGGTGCTGATCGTTAAAGTCTTACGCGAAATGCGAAAACTTTAACATCGGTCAGCGGAATCCAAACTTCCATTAATATGAAACGTATTAAAACAAAGAAGAAGTCTCACTATAGGAAAGGAAGTAATTTCTATCCTATTGCTCCTCCTAAGGATTACCCTTGGGTAATTCTTAATAGTGTCTCTAGGGCGCTAACTGACTACCTCGACGATGACCTATCTACTCGGCTCTTCTCCTGTATTAGAAGAAGAGATTATTCCGAGTATACGGCATTGGCGGGCGAGTGCGGGCTGCAAAGCATATCCCGTACCGGATTAATCAGTAAGGACGCTGTCCGAGCTAGATTAATGGTTGTTAGTCTCGTGAAGAAGTATCAGTTCCCTAATGATTCGGTAAAACTACGAGATAACGCGATAAGAAAATTCTTAGAAGCGGAATCTCATTGTTCCCGAATTAATCAAGAACTGAAGGCCTGTCCTTTCGACAAGCCTGATCCAGTAATCCAAGAACTTCGTGCACTCATGTACGAGATTCTTGGTGAACTACCAGATGATATTACTTCAGACCGAGGTTGTAGACATGGTCCAGGCAGTACCACTAGCAATACTTCTACGGAGACGTCATCATACTTTAAGTATGGCGACCTTCCGTATCGTGTTACTAGCCGTGCTGTGGTCCACGCTCGAAACCTTATCTCTTCGGATCCCCGATGGCTTGGTGCCGTCGAGGATAAATACCGCCGGGTCAACGGGATTCCTCCTTGGAGGATCCTAGACCAGGATGTATTCTGGGACTGCATCTTGCAGACCCACGATGAGAATAAGATAACCACCGTACCAAAGGACGGTCAAACTGACCGTCCTATTGCCATTGAGAATAATCTCAATGTCATGCTTCAGCTAGGTGTCGACCGCGTTATACGTAGTCGACTCCGCCGCTTTGGCATTGACCTCAACACACAGGAGAAGAATATTCTCCTGTCTCGGTTAGGGAGTATGGGATCATTCCCATACACCACTATTGACCTTGCATCTGCAAGCGATACTGTGAGCCTAAGGGCAGCAAAATTGCTGCTTCCCGACGAATGGTATACTTATCTGTGCGACCTCCGTTCCCCTAAGGGACGGTTGCCGGACGGTAAGAGCATACGTTATAGCAAGTTATCCAGTATGGGTAACGCTACTACATTCGCAGTTGAGTCACTAATATTCGCCTGTATCACCATTTGGTGTGTCAGACGTGTATTGGGGCGTAGGTACGATTACAGGAAGCACATAGCAATCCACGGGGACGATATTATCTGCCCCACAGACTGCTATCCTGTTGTTGTTAGGACTCTCTCTCACATGGGGTTCATTGTGAACTCCGAGAAGAGCTTCCGTTATGGTCCAGTTAAGGAGTCTTGCGGCTCCGACTGGTTCCATGGCAACATGGTTAGAGCTGTGTTTGTTAAGAAGTTCCCTACTAGTGTAGTAGATCTTTATAGTGACCGAAATCGCCTTTTCAGGTGGTTTTGTCTCTATTTTCCCGAGATTGATTTCTCAGGAATTGATGATCTATACCTTAGATGGTTAGGCAGGAACCCACTTTTTGTGGGTCCCTGCTCGGACCAAGAGTTTTCCAGTTACTGGCATTCTCCTGATCCGATTTCTCGACGAGTTAACAGCTCATTTCATACCTTATCCGTTGTTAATAAATCAGTGGAGGTCCGAGGATGTAATGATTTCCTGGTCAGGAAGATCATGCATCCGTTGACGGATTTCCCATTATTAACACGAAAGCCGGATGAGGTCAGAGCAGGTGGGTCTCGCTTTGACGTTGTTAAACGTCAGACGAAACTTGCTGTGGTCCGTAGGTCCTTCCCTGACTGGGAAGGTTGCTACAGGTTCCATTGTCTGTCTGCTGAGGATAATCCTTAGCCCACAGTCAACACCTGACCAAAAGGCGTGCATCTTTTGATGAGCCTCTACAAAGTGC